TCGTATCTATATTCTTTTCGTTGTACTGGAGAATCGCTGTTTGTGCTGCCAGACACAGGTATTTCAAACGCATCTTTATACAAATCTATGATGGTGTCAAAGATAACTCCGACACCAATATCATGTCTTACGCCAGCCACGAGGTAGCGACCGTGCATTTTGTTATCAAATTGTTTGAATTCTTCCTCTACCAAGAATTTGGCAGGAACTTCCATATCGATTATATCTCCAGGAACTATCTCATGATTCCCATATACTTTAATTGTTACCTTATTTTCACGAAGCATTGCTAGTTGAGCTTTTGCTACTGGCTCTTTTTTATTTCTAAATTCAGTTCTTTCGTAAGAAGCGTCGTCGCATATAATTTTGGTATTTGCAGATGTATCAATTGAAGCCTGTGTTGTTGTAGTTTCTTTTAGCTGCGCTTTTAATCCAGAAATATCGTGCGGAGAATATTTACCCATTAGCGATACTTTGTCTTTATCTGTTTCGTAATCAAATCTGTTTGATGCTACTGTTCTATCGATGAAGTTAAATGAAACAATTTCGTTGTCTATAATACCCTGCGAAATCATATTATTGCGAGAACCAGCTGCTGGTTGAGTATAATGCAAGATTCTATAATAGTCATCCTCATCATCAGATGGAGTAGAGGTTGCGAATTGTTTATATTTGAACACTCGCGCGGTATTTACCAATTCTCTAGCAGATTTAAAATTATATTTTGAAACGGTTTCAAACGCAAAAAATAAGTTATCCTCATACGAAGAGTTAGCAGAAATAGAACGATCGCTAAGATTCTGAAGAACGACAAATGGTTTTGCTTTAGTGAATACAAACTTTACATCACCAGAAGTTTCTTCCGCGTCAATATCAGCTTCATTGACTGATAGATATGTCTTTAGAACATCTTTAGCGGTGTCAGAACTTTTTCCGCTTCCAGTAACTGAAATGAATATATTTTTATTTAAGTATCCTGGCTTAGTAAGAGCCGCAATGGTCATTACTCTGTGTTTGGTATTTTGAGTCTGCTGCGACGAAGAGAATTCGCTTATGTAAAACTTCTTGATTATTTTGAATGTATCTTCTTCGTTTCTGTACAAAGTTATTTCTAACTCATCTCCCATAGAGATGAATCCCTTATCATATAACCCAAGACCGTCAGAAAATATTCCCTTAAAGAACATAGACTTCATAGACAACGCTTGGGAAATAGAGAATGCAGTAAAGAATTGTGAAACACCATATTGTAGTATTTCACCATCTTTAGCATTCTTTCTCGTTAGACGAATATCAAACGAGTGTTGGTTTATCTTTCCTACGTTGATTATCGGTAGTGACATATTAGCTCAATTTCTTTTTCAATTCAATCGCAATGTTCGGAGCAAAAGAAGCTTCGACTAATTTAATTCTACGACGATTTTCATTTAACTCAAACTCTTTATCATAGTTAGTAATACCGACAAAGTTTCCTTTGGTAGTATTATCATATGCATACGTGTAAGTGGTCGGTGTAATATTAAAATCTACTAGCTTACCATTTTGTAATAAGCGATACTCGTAAAATGCAGATTTAGCAGCCTGAATAGAACCATATTTCTTAACGATAAACTGGTCAAATTCTTCTTGAGTCATTGGCCATTCAAAATACGGATCTATTATAGTATTTGACAAAATAACCAGCCAAGCATAGTCGACGGAGCCATAGTAGTTGAACGCCACTGTGGTCGGTCTGTCTCCTTCTTTTAGAACATAGTCATAAAATGCAGTAGATAGCTGAAACAATTCTTTTACGAAGTCTGTCTTCAGCATGATATTACGCATAGGAACACCATCATACGTTATTCTAGGAAAATTACTGAAATATTTACTTGACATATATTACCTTATGCTGATGTATTTGCGGCAGGAGGAATAGTTAAAACAGTACCTCTATCTCTGCTTGCTGAATCTAGAGATTGAACTGCGTCGTTTGCACCTCGTTGATTAGTTATCGGAGTCATGGAAGAACCAGAAATATCGATGAGAGTTTTGTTCATAGGGAATATTTCTTTGAAAGTAAACGACATCTTTACAAATTGTGGTGCTCCTGTGTCTTTGAAAAACGCCATGCCGCCAGAAGCTCCATAACTTACCTGAAAATCTGTAATTACACCTCGTGACATCGAAAACAGATAATCGGTTCCGCCAAAACTGATTTCCCACTCATATGGAAAATCAAGGAAGTTCTTATCTTCTCTAGGAAGCGAAAGATATCTAATCTGATTGATTATCTCTTTTAACACGTCACTTTCTTGTTTACTTGCAGGAGCAAAATTGAAAGAAAACTGAAATTGTCGTTGATCTACGTTCTTGAATAATAGGGTTGAGTATGGATTTGGAACATCGCCCATACCAGAATTTACAAGCGCACCGACCTCGTCGCTAATACCACCAATGGCAGAACGCAAAGCATAATTACCCCCAGCCATAAGTTCGGTTTTCATGGAAGAAATGCCTGCTCCGAAACCACCAGAACTAAATGCGTCTCCAATTGCAGCTCCAGCTCTAAACCCTGCAGCTACCATTCCGAGATCGATAGAATTGTAGTTTAAGTTAAGCTGATCTTGGATCTGTTCTGGAAGAGGTAACATAATAGTTTTCCCAGAAGTCGAGCCTGCTTTAACTACGGGTATAGATTTGCTACCAGAACTAATTGTAATATCAATTTTATCTGGTTCGAGACCAGCGACAGTCTGTACATATTTTATCGGGGACAAAACCATAAAGTAATCTGGCTTTCCACTCAACGGATACTCTAATGGTGCAGTTGACCCTGCGGTGATATTAGCTTTTTTGGCTTCGATCGCGCTGCTCGGATTTCTTGCTGTTGTTCTCGTTGACATATAAATACCTTGTTGATTATACTCTTTATTTAGGCGATAAAATGGCATGGAAAGGAAGATACAAGGTCAAGAACCCATCTAAATATAAGGGAGACCCGACCAAAGTTATTTATAGGTCAAGCCTAGAGCTGAAATTCATGAACTTCCTTGATACTCATTCTGATGTTCTTGAATGGAATTCAGAGGAAGTTGTAGTTCCTTATAGATGTGTAACTGACAATAAAATGCATCGATATTTCGTGGACTTTTGGTTTAGAAAAAGAACACCAGATGGTAAAATAGAAAGTATACTTGTTGAGATTAAACCACTAGCTCAGACGCGCGAACCAAAGAAACAGCAGCGAAGAACTAGAAGGTATATTAACGAAGTTATGACTTGGGGTAAGAATCAGTCGAAATGGAAAGCTGCGGAAGAGTATTGTAAGGATCGCGGCTGGAAGTTTCAAATTATTACAGAGAAGGAATTGAACAACTAATGCCAGCATACATTTACACTAAAATGGTCGAAGAAGCTTCTAAAACTGGTGTATCATTAGCACAGTTTACAAATAGGGCTAGGTCTTGGCTAACGCAAAAATATGCTCAGATTGGTAAAGAAACGGTTCGTCCTGTTCGATTTATTGAACAAGTAGACCGTAAGAAACGAAGAATTCGTATAGGAAGATTGTATATGTTTTTATACGATCCAAAGGGAAAGAAAGAACTCCCTTACTACGATAGATTTCCTTTAGTGTTTCCTGTTGATTTCGAAACTGATGGTTTCTATGGTCTAAACATGCATTACTTGCCGCCAGTTCTTCGCGCGAAACTATACGATAGTTTGCTAGAATTAAAAACAAAAAGCGAAAACGAGAACATCAGCGCTGTCGAATTAACAAGAATAAGAATAACATATACTCTACTTAAGAAAGCGGCAAGATTTAGATTTTTCAAACCATGCTTTAAGCATTATTTGTATAAACAAGTTCGTTCTCCATTCATCATTGTTCCAGAGGAAGAATGGAATATCACCATGTTTTTACCTTCTGAGCAATTTAAGAAAGCAACTAAAGAACAAGTCTGGAAAGACAGCAGGAGCAAAGTCTAATGGCTTTTAACATAAACGAGTTCAGCGCCAATATCGGCGGAACTGTACTTTCACAAGCGCATTTTTTAGTTAAGTTTGGAAAGCCAAACTGTTTACTCAAAACAAATGAAATGCAAGACCTAGAATTTCTTTGTAATTCTGCGCAACATCCACGTGTAACTGTCGCAACCGAAAGAATCCAACCTTTCGGATATGGTCGAGGATATCTAAGTCCATATGCTGCTGTTTTGGAAGATTCCACAGTTTTTGATTTTTATGTTAGAGCCAAGGACGCACTACCAGCGAGAATGTTTCATTTCTGGGTGCAACAAATTGTAGGAACCCCTACTGAATCATTCGACGTTCCTAGCGCAGGAAAGGCATTAAAAACTGGTCAAGTCGCTTATAGAAGCGACTATGTTTCTACAATAGAAATTATTAGCTTTAACTCTGCTGGAACCGAGCTAATAAAAAGCACTCTATATGAAGCATATCCTACTTCAGTTTCTGATATTCAGCATTCTTGGGTTTCTGAAGATATTCTGAGAATGCAAGTATCAGTTACATTCGCTGGGTTTAGAATGCAAACATTTAAAGCCAACGATGATACGTTTGAACAAATATCGGATCAAGAATATGGAAATCCAGATTACAGATCGCCAGCATATGCAGACGCTGTAAACAAGGCAAGAGAATCCACAGAAAAGAATAGATCTTTGGTGGATAAGCTATCAAGTAGCTCAAAGTTCGCTCAGAGCTTCTTAAATAAAAACTTACCAGAACAACTAAATACATTGACCTCTAAGACTTTTACTGATTTTGGCGGCATAATATAAATGAATGACTGAATGGAGAATACCATGGGATTACCAAAGATTAAACAACCTGTTTTTACAATGACGCTTCCTTCTACGAAGAAAGCTGTTAGATATCGCCCATTTACTGTGGCGGAAGAAAAACTGGTTCTAATTGCCAAAGAAGGCGATTTAAAAGATACAATTAATGTCTATAAACAAATTATTAACAACTGCTGTTTAGACCAGATTGATGTGGATAAGATGGCTTCATTTGATATTGAATATTTCTTTATCAATATCCGAGCGAAATCTGTATCCAATATTATTGAAGCAACAATTAAAGACCACGATGATGGAGCCACATATCCAATCACAATCGATTTAGACAAAATTAAAGTTACAGAAAGCAAGCATTCCAATAATATCAAGTTGACAGACAGCATCGGAGTTGTGCTTAGATATCCTACATTTGAAGCACTAACTACCATAGAAACTACTAGCGTCGGTCAAGAAAATAAAGTGATGAGTTTGATGGCTTCTTGTATAGAGCAGATTTACGAAGGCTCAGAAGTATACGAAGTTTCAAACTATACCAGAAGCGAATTAGAAGAATTTGTATCTTCGCTAGGTATGAAAGAACTTGGTCTTATTAAAGATTTTATCGAAGATATGCCGAAGGTATATGTTGATGTTACTTACAAGACCTCAGCAGGAAAAGAAAAGAGTATTAAATTAGAGGGGTTACAAAGTTTTTTCGTCTAATGGTAGGTTACAGCGATCTACCACAGTACTATCAATTAAACTTCTCATTGATGCAACATCATAATTATGCTATGGCTGATATAGAAAATTGGCTTCCATTTGAGCGTGATATCTATGTTAATATGCTACTCAAATATTTAGAAAAAGAAAAAGAACGACTAGCTAGGAACAAGTAATGGCAGATGATATAAAAACAAGTCTTGCTGATATAATGAAAACCATAAAAGATTGGAAAAAATCTTCTAAGGAAAAAGAAGGCGGCAAGAAGAAAGAAGACAAGAAGAAAGACGAAACAGTCGAGCTTCAGAAATCACAACTTTCTGAATTTAGCTTAATGAATGGCTCATTGTTGAAACTAGTCGATAACTCACAGCTTCAAATCATCGCCTTGGAGAATATCTCCGCAACTATCGCAGCAATAGCGACTGATATACTTCCTTCTAATTCGATGGATCTGATAGACGTGTTTCGCGAAAAAGACAATCGCGACAAAATGGAAGCTGAAAAACTACAAGAGAAACAAGCAGCAGCCGCAGCTGAAGCTGGGTTAGAAACTCCAAAAGGCGAAGGCGAAGAAGATGAAGATGAAGAAAAAGAAAAAGGTGGATTCTTTAAGAATATATTCAAGTTTCTATCAGTATTGCTGATTCCTTTCATAGCTGGATTTGTTACTGGACTAAGAAAGAAGTTTGATGAAGTGACAGTGATAATTACTGGATTAATAGCTTGGATTACAACGAGTCCATTGAAAGCATTTAAGTTAATTTCCAAAATGTTCGGATTCCTGTACGAGATGACTCTAAAAGTATTTGAAGGCATCAAATCTATTGGAACAAAAATAAGAGATGGTATATTGCGAGGTCCTAAGTTAGTGAAGTCACTATTCACTGACCTTAGCTTAATGTTCTTGAAAATAAAAGACGCCATCACCGAAAGCAAAGCGTTCAAACTAGTCGAATCTATATTCTCGAAAATAAAGAAATTCTTTACAATGGTGGGCGAAGCTCTAAAACCAGTATTAAAATACTTCGACGAAGGAAGAGCAATATTTGGCAAACTGTTTCAGTTTATGTCAAAACTCGGTGGACTGTTTAAGTTTATTGCGCCAATCCTAGGAAAACTCGCGCTCCCAATAACCATTTTATATTCTTTATACGAAGGTGTAATGGGAGCAATAGAAGGATTTAAGGAAGACGGTATAGTGGGCGCAATTAAAGGTGCCCTCGTTGGAATTATAGATGGTCTGGTTGGTTGGCTAGTTGGAATAGGTCAGTGGATTGTTTCTAATCTATTAGAGCTGTTTGGGTTTGACGAACTGGCGAAAATAGTAGAAGATTTTAACTTCAAGGATTTCCTAAATCAATTCATAGAATTCTTTTCACCAATAGCTATGCTCGCAAGTTTGTTCGACGAGAAGAGCATGATTAGAAAACAACTATCGAAGGCATTAGACGTGATCGCCAAGTTTAATATCGGCGATATGATTGATGAACTGTTCGGCTCTATTACTGGATGGTTGAAAAATATCGCAGAGAAACTATCAGATTTGATTCCAGACATATTCAAGTCTGATGATGGCAAACCGAAGAGTGGTGGAACAAAAGATGGCGGAAAACAGAACAAGCCAACCCCATCTGCATCTAAAACCGCAGAAGAAGCAGAAAATAAAGTAGCAAATCTAGCAACTGCGCTATATGATGCCGCTTCTATTAGTGGCAATAAACAAATGAAAGAAGTTGCAGACGATATCTCTGGCGAAGGAATCGCATTGATGGACAGTTGGCCAGACGCGTTCGAGAAAGCTGGCAAATTTGGATTTACTGCTCAAGAAATAGAAGAGATGGCGAAGACTGGAACCAAACCATCGAAGAAACAAGCGCAACCGAAACCAAAAAAAGAAGCACCAGCAGCTCCACCATCGCAAACAAACGCTGGCGGTCCTGTTCCACAACCAACAGCCATGGCGCCAGCCACACCTGCCGCTGGCAGTCCTGCGCTAGAACCAGCAGCTGCGCCACAAAAGGCAGCTGCTCTACAAATCGCTACTGACGCTGTAGTAGACGCGAAGAGCCAAAGCACAGTCGGACAGCAACCAGTTGTTCAAAATAACGTAAGTGCTCCGACAGTTAATAATAGTCAGAATAGCTATCAAGGATCTCTCGGTCCCGCAATTCAAGGCGATGCACTAGCAGCAATGGCATAAAAAAAGGGAGCCGAAGCTCCCTTTCTTTTTTTAACCAGCTAATTTTCGGAAGAAATCCAAATCATCATCTTCATCAGAAGCTGGAGTATCTGCTACTGGAGCAGATGGCGCTTCAGCGACTTTCGTGCGAGGAACGTACTCGGCGACTTCTTCATCAGTATCAGCAGCAGTTGCGCTAACACCGCCAGATGCACCAAGAACCATATCCAAATGTTTCTTTAATTCATCGTACGACTTGAAGTTCGACGGATCGACGATCTTCTTCAGGCTGTGCTCAGAAGCCCAGACTTATTCTAACTTAGCGTCGTCATCAAGAAGCGCAGTCTTAGGATCGA